ATTCCCCCAAGGAGACCTAGACCATCTCCAACGCCAACGACTGACTTATCAGAATGTTCATTGTGTTCGCTTACAACACCATTCTTGCGCTTTGTGCTGCTCTCTGGGGGGGGGCAGTGCTGGGAGCGTGGCTGGGAGTCGTCTCTTCGACGGCTACAGCTATGTTCTCCGTGTGGCCAGCCGCAGTGCTCTATTTCGGTAGCATTGCTGAGCTGTGCGTGGGTGGAGCCCTCTGTGTGTGGTCGTACATGCAGAGGCACACCCCGCTTCAAGCCACGAGTGATTCTTGGAGCTACCTTAAGAGACACGTACGCCTACCTCGCACTCTGAGCGAGTGGGCAGTTCTTATCGCAGCCGTACTTGCGTTCCGCGCCATCTGGCGTCGTTACAAGACCGCAGTATATCAACTTCAATCCGAGGCAACGACACCTGAGAAGGTGAAGAAGCTCAAGCGGAAGGTTGACAAGAAATGGAAATCTCTTTGTGGAATCGTGCTGACTGGCGGCGTCGTTGCTCTGAACCTCAGTTCTAAGCATACTGATGCTGCCATTCTGCTCAAGGCCTTGACTGATGCTTGGCGCGAGGCTCGCGTACTAGCTGACGGCTTTACAGCCCTCGGTGATGTCGGATCCCTCGCGTCGGAGCTCTTCACTGACCTTGACTTTGACATGTCCCTGCCTTCAGTCTCTCTCGAGTCTTCGGATTCCGAGTACGAGGATGAGGCTCTGTGGCGTGCCCAAGCCGGTACCGACGATGATAAGGAGGTGCCCATTCGCCGCAATCACGATCTCAATGAGGTCGAGATGCGTCGTATGGACATCCCTGGCCGTCGTGCCTCCCACTTCACTCCCGTCACTTTTGTTTCCCCGCGTCGTGCGGCCACACCTCCGGGTGTGTCTTCTTTCACGGCCAGCAATTTGATCGATCAGCAGCAGGCTGCAATCGAGTCTCGTGCTGGTCTGCCGCCGCGCGCTGGATTGGGCTTCGTGCCTGGCAACTTCAACCAATCTTCGCAGAGTTCATGGTTCCGCTTCAAGACGTCGGTCGCGTCCTGGTTTGGTGGAGCCTGGCAAAGTGTCAAGGGTGCCCTTTGGTACTCATGGCACAGCGTCAAGGACACTGTGGACTGGCTGAATGGCACAACAGTCCGACGTATCTCTACTCTTGCAGTCGCCGCTGGCCTGTCCTACTGGGTGTATCAATCCTGGTTTGCTGGCAAGCAGCTCAAGTACCGCAAGGGGCATGTGCGTTTTGGCGATCGTAAAGTCGCTGCTCGTTTGTCTTCACAGAGGCTTTCGCGCAGTGAGATCGATCGCGGTGATTTCATCGAGGCAATCTGGACGTCGGCTTCGGGCTCTTCTGAGTACGAAGTTTACGTCTACACCGCAGAGGTCGTTGGTAAGAAGCGTTCTGGCAAGGCCTACAAGGTCACAGCCTATCGCAAACAAGCCGGCAAGCACCACAACGGTGGCAAGGAGGACCGCGATGACCCTCGTTACGACAAGGGCCATTCCATGCGTGACAACCGATCCGATAATACCAAGGATCAAGAACGCCGCAGGGTGATCGACGGATCGAGCTCGTGGCGCAAGTCCAAAGAGGACAAGCGCAACCCACATGAGCGTGATCTCGTCGACATTGGGAAGAAGGCTGGCCGCAATGAGGATTGTGTAAGTGAAACCGATTCTGATGTGGAGTTCGATTCCATGTTGGTCGGTTCTGGTATGGAACATGCCCGTCCAGGGTTTGCCATTCTGGAACACCTGCACTACGTTGAGATTAAGGCCGAGCGCAATGGTAAGTCTGTCTCCCTAACTGGCTTTCCGTTCCTCGACCGTATCTTCGTGCCAAGACATGGTGTGGCTGAGTGTGTCAACATTCGCTACGTTGCCAACGGAGTCGAGTATCCTCTTGGGGATGACGGCTACGCTGTTTGCAAGACCATGCCGGACTATACTTGCCATTCTGTCAAGGCTAACAAGCCGAAGATGAATCTTGTGAGGCAGTTCCGTGCACCAAAGCCGAGTGAGCCTGTCGTTCTGACTTGGATCAAGGGCGGAGTTCAAAAACTCGCCTCTGGTACCGTTGGTCGTACCGTCATGGTGGGAGCAAAGGGTGACCTTCCCGTCACTGAGTTCCTAGGCTCATCCGAAGAGGGTGCGTGTGGTGGACTGTACCAGTCTGCAGTCGATGGAGCCATTGTTGGAGTGCATGGTATTGGACATGCGGTAGCCTCTGTGCCGCCGAAGTTCTACCCTTTCAACTCTGAGTTCAAGGCAGAGGCCGTTCGACTTGCTTCAAGTAAGCCGGAGGTCGAGCTCGTGAAACCTGCGCAGGACACGAAGCACGTGGCCTTCCATCACAAACAAATCAACACTTTTCCTAAGAAGGACCCGTTCAGGTTCGTCAAGGAGGCCGCTGTCTCGGAAGCTGATCTCGCAAGTGATCGCGAGTACAAGGCAGTAACCCTCTTGATGGACAAGGACATGCTCATTCTTTTGAAGAAAGCCCATGCAGGTGACGTCGCATCTCGCGACGCCATCACGAAGACGCAGTGGTCGAACTATGTCCGCCGCTATCTGGCGTGCTGGGCTTTCCATCAAGGCAAGGCGACTAAAATTGTCACGCAGAGTACTCTTGTGTCTACCGGCATGGTCAGCGATCAGATCGCCCCACTGCTGAAGGCTGTCAAGGATACCCCTGAGTGGTTTGGTTTCCCTACCGATCCTGGAACTCTGCCCCCCAAGGCGAGTGCTGCTCCAATGAATCAGCCCGTGGCCAAGAAGCCTGCATCCGAGCCCATGCGCTCGAAGCGGCCCACTGGCAACAAGCTGAAACGTGTTGAGTCCAAGGGTAGTGAGGAGAGTGACCTGTCTGAAGATGCTTTTAGTTCTTCGGATGAGTCTGATTGCGTGCATTGGCGAATCGCCTCTGGTTCTGAGTCTGACGATGAGTCGGATTTTTAGACCGGGGGGACCGCTTGCACTCGATCCTCTCCCCCTACCCCGCTGAATTAGTGCGCATTTATGCTGGTCCGGATCCGTCTCGGGATCTTGGCGAGTTTCTGCCCCATCTAGGAAAGGTTCAACGGTTTTTTAAGCCGAAGGACCCGAATTACGATGATGAGGTTGTACGTGCGTTTATTAACCAGCGAGGTGATGATCCGAAGTATTACGACGATTATGTCGTGGTGCCGAAGGACATTAGCCTGGCTTACAAATCTGTTATTCGTTACAACAAACCTGCGAAGCCCGTCTCGGATGAGATTGAGCAGCTCTACGTCACTGCTTTTAAGTGGATTGACGCTGAGTACTCCCTCCTCCTCGGTGGGTCTCGTGTGCTAGAGTGGAGTGAGGTCCTGGAGTACATGCCAACTGGCAAGTCCCCCGGGTATCCCTTCACCCTCAAGTACCAGTTTAAAGAGGACTTCTATGGCTCTGAGGTTGGCGAAAGCCACCTTAGTGATTATTGGGAGAAGCTCGAGACTGAGGATTACTACCGCTCTCTATGTGCTTGCTCGATTAAGGAAGAGATTCGTGGCCGCGCCAAAGTTTATGACCTAGGCAAAGCTCGAACCATCGTCCCGATGCCTTGTGATCACGTTATGAGCCACGCACGCCTCTGTTTGGACCAGAATCGCAAGATCGTCCACACTGTAGGTCAAGCGTTCAGCGCTCTTGGCACCAACTTCTTGTATGGAGGTGCCCATGCGCTCATTGATCGACACCAGACTTTTGCTGGTGGAGCACACAAAAAATGCTCCATGGCGTTTGACGGTGTTCAATTTGATGGTCGATTTTTCGCTAAGTGCATGCAGGAGATCGGTAAGCTACGCTTCGGCTGGCTTGCCCCCCGTTTTCGCACTCCCGAGAATCAGACTCGTCTTCGAAATCTTTACCATGAGCTAGCCAATGCTCCGCTGGTCATGCCTGATGGGCATGTATTTGGCAGGGGCACTGGCAATCCGAGTGGCCAATTTTGCACCACGCCCGACAACGGGTTCAAAAACGAATGCGACTTTTTCGTTATGTGGATGCTTTTGGCGCCGCCGGATATGTGCAATTGGCCGAGTTTCAAGGCAAATGTACTCATCAGCACCACTGGTGATGACATCAACGTCACGGTGAAGGAGGATCTCCATCCTCTATTCAACCCCGCTGCGATCATGAAGGCAGCGGAAGCTATTTCCATGGAGTACACTTGCGAGTTTGACGATTTTGTCGAATTTCATAAGTTGTCTTTCCTAGGACACAATTTTCGACTTGTTGATTTGCCGGATCTTGGCCATGCCATGTTCCTGCCAATCATCGAGTGCAAGAAGATGCGCACAAATATGCTCATCTACAATTCGAAGAGGACTGTCGCCAACACTATTACGCGTGCCTGCGGGCTCAGAAATGAGACGTTTGCATGCGATGAGTGCCGGCTTTGGTTCTCAGAGCTGATATTCTTTCTTCGAGACAAATATCATGCCAGCCTGGACCCAGAAATTATCCAGGCTTGGTCGAACTACAAATCGGACTCTGAGCTCTGGTCGCTCTACTCCGGCATGGATGCGGAGCGTGTTTGGAATTCCTCTGAGCACGGCGCGCACTCCGCATAAGTTCGATCCCCTACCCCCCAACGGAGACACTCATACGACCAAATGAGTACCAAAATCTCTGCTAAGGAAATTGCTGCTCGTAAAGCACAGTCCAATCGCGACAAACAGCTTGCGGCTGCCGCTGCTGCTGCCGCGTCTCGTGCAAATACGAATCAGAAACCTGTCATTGGTGGTAAAGGCGATTACAAGCTGAAATCCATCGGTGGCATCCCGATCGGTCGTGCCGTTGGCACGGCGATCGGTTCCTACTTCGGGCACCCTACCGTTGGCGGTGCCGTTGGGCACGCCGCGCATTGGGCTGCCAACAAGCTCTGGGGCTGGGGAGACTACTCCGAGGCGCCCAACATGACGCCAAAGGAGCGAGCTCTCAAGTTCCGTGATCAGCATGTGCAGCACCTCCAGCCCGGTCGCTCTCTTCTTGTCGGTGGCCATTTGCCCCTCATGAAGACGCCTCCGGGTGAGAAGTGGACCATTCTCACTTTCGAAGAGATGGTCGGTTCTGTTCTCAGCTCGGTCAACTTCACTAACACCTCGTACCGTGTCAACCCGGGCCAGTCACGTACTTTTCCGTACATGTCTGGCGTTGCACGCAACATGGGTCAGTACAAGCTGCTTGGCATGGTCTTCCATGCCAAGTCACTTGTTTCTGACAACTCACAGTCTGGTCTGACGGTCGGTGAGTGGGGTCTCTCTACGAGATACTCATCATCACGTCCAGCACCAGAGTCCATGCCAGACTTTTCTCTCGGGCAGTTCGCACAGATCGATGCGGCCACTAAACCAGTGGTTGGCATTGTCGAGTGCGATCCTTCCCGCTTGGAGGGCACACCCTGGAAGGATGTTCTCAACGATGGACAGAGTAACTCGCTGAACCAGGATCACTGCACACTCGACGTGGGTGTGCAAGGTTTTCCAACAGCGGGACTCCGCATCGGTGAGCTGTGGGTTACGTACCACGTGGCCTTCAATATGCCATGCCTCAACCTTTCTGCAGCAGCTCGCACTGCGACTTTTGACACTGGTGTCATCGTCAACGGCGGCTCTGTTGTTGCAATGGGCATGCCAGCTGGGCAGACCCCCATCGCAGGCAGCACTCTTCAGTGCAGCTTCCTTGGAGTGAGTCAGCTCATGCTTGGCAAGATCCCAGGCGTTTATCAAATCGCCATTCACTGGACTTCCAGCGCCAACCTTTCTGGCGGAACCGGGAACATTCTCGGTGCCGACTCTACTGGTGTCAACTGGACTTCCATTTTCGCAGGGGGTGCTCCTGTTGCTACTTGGTCTGGTAGCACCATTGGCGGAAACGCCGCCTTGGCTATCAATGTCATCAAGTGCACTGGCGCCACTCCCGGCTTGATCCCCGATTTTACCATCGGTTGTCCCAACGTCGCGGCCAATGCGTCTTATCGCATGGTTGTCAACGTCTCGTGTCGCGAGAACACGTTCTCCCTGAACGCTGCTACACTCGCGCACGTTGATCTCATGGAGACCCTGTACAAAACAGGCGTTCTTAAACGTCCCACAGGATTCATTGAGGTCACACACGAGGACCTTATCTGCCGCTACACGTACGACGGTCCGAACGTCTCCGTGGAAGTGTGGCCGTACAACGGTCCAATCCCCCCCGACGATGATTATATCGTTGATGAGGCAACTCTCGTCTCGCAAATGCGCGAGCAACAACTCACGTCTGCCCGTGAATCCCCAGGCATGGCTAACGAATCCTCGTTCGCTGCTGCCGCTGCGGCCTTGATCAAGCGATCGGGTTTCAGCCCATCGCCGGTTTCTTCGCCGCGGTCTTCCCACTAGTGCAGTGGAGGGAATTTCTTTTTACTATTTTCTTTTTTGTTCCCTATTTTCAAGTCCTGGGCAGAGTTTACATACATGGATAGAGCACTTACTGTGCAATGGTTTGGTCGCCGTTGTATAGCAGAAATTCAATCGAAAGGTTGTTATGTGCCGTGTGAACTCAGGCTGTCGGAAAGAGCAGTTTTCACTCTTGGTTAGAGTTCCTCGCTCCTCCTTCAATAAATCTCCTCCTTTGGAGACCATCAACACATCATAGGTCCGGTGACAATGCGTCATCCTCGCACAAAAGCCGCAAGGCGATCTGAGCAGGTGTTTTGGTGTC